AGTCAACAGTCAGATTAATAGTTGATGCTCAAAATGCCATCAATCCTTTAAAAAGAGTTAATGATCAAACAAAACTATTAAGTCAAAATACAGATAAGTTAAAAGGGCGTTTAGATAAATCAAACAAATCAATTAGAGATACTGGGACTTCTGCTAAAACAGCACAATCAGGTGTAAAAGGTTTAGTTAGTGCATTAAAACCACTTCTTGCTGCATTAGCAGTTGTCGGCACGGCTAAATTTGTTTTTGTAAAAACAGCAGAATTGGAAAGCCAAAGAAAAAGTTTAGAAGTTTTAACTGGGTCTGTAGAAAAAACAAATGACATAATAAAAGAAATGCAAGATTTCGGTGCTGTAACACCATTTACAAGTAGTCAATTGATAGAAATAACCAAAAGAATGAAAGCTTTTGGTGTTGAAACTGAGAAAGTGACTGACATGACACGAAGAATTGCTGATATTGCTGGTACGGCAGGTGCTGATATTGATTCAGTATCACTTGCAATAGGTAAAGTTGTGGCGAAAAACAAATTCCAGCAAGAGGAAAATATTATGTTATTAGAAAAAGGAATAAATGTAACAGAAGAACTACAAAGGATGACAGGAATGTCAGCAGAAGCCTTGGCAGATGCAATGAGCGATGGTGCGATAAGTGCTGATCAATTCAGACAGGCGATTGTAAATTTAACAAGTGAAGGCGGTGAGTTTTTTGGAGGGGCATCTGCACAAGCCGATACTTTAAATGGAAGATTAAGCACGTTACAAGATACAGTTGAAACTCTTGCAAGATCAATTGGAGAGGAGCTTGAAGATGAAATAAAAACAGTTTTAAATCTTGCAATTGATGCAGTTGGACAGATAACAAAACTTATTGAAAGGGTTGGTACTGCAAATAAAGTCGGCAGATTAAACATGGCGAATATCGCTATGGAATCAAGAAAAGAAGCAAGAGAACAATTAAAACAAGAAACAGGTGATAGATTCGCTGGATTTAGCCCATTTAATAGAGAAAGAAAAAAGAGAGAAAAAGAACTATTTGAAGAAATTAAAGCAGCAAAAATTAAAGAGGCACTAGATATAAGAGAAGCAAAAATTCTTGAAGATAAACAACAAAAAACAGAAAAAATTACTGAAAATATAAATGATTCTGCTAACAAAGCAGATAAATTAGGTAAAAATTTAAAAAAAGCTGAAGAACCTACAAAAAAAATTGAAGAAAAAACAAAAGCGACTACAACAGCAATAGAATCAACTGTCACCACTTCAGATTTCTTAAATGAAAAATTAGGTCAGACAAGTTTCCTAGTAACAGATTTAGCTCTTGGTTCTCAAAAATTTGCAGAAGAATTGTTAAACGTAAAAAGTGAAGCTGACATTCTAAACGAAAAATTTATGGAGATAGGCCAAAGTGTAGAGCAGGGAATCGTCAGTAATTTAACTGATGCTGTCATGGGAACTCAATCATTAGCTGATGCCGCAATCAATGTTTTAAATGATTTGAAAAGAAAACTTGTTGAGGTTGCAATGCAACGTGCAGTCTCTGGAATCGGTAGTAAAATTGGTGGGTTCTTTGGTAATCTTTTTGGTGGTGGAAGATCCAAAGGTGGGGGTGGTTTTTTAGGTGGTGCTAACGCATTTACTGGCGGTGGTGGTGGAATAAGTCCACTTCTTGGATTTGCAAATGGTGGAAGGCCACCTGTTGGAAAGGCATCAATCGTTGGAGAGCGTGGCCCTGAAATATTTGTTCCAACCAGTTCTGGCACTATAATTCCAAATAATATGATTGGAGGTGGAGGAGGTGTTACTAATATGGTTACAGTAAATGTAGACGCATCAGGCGCACCACAAGTTCAAGGTAGTACAGCCGAGGCAAACCAATTAGGACAGCTAATTGGCCAAGCTATACAAGAGCAACTTGTTAAAGAGAAAAGACCTGGAGGATTACTAACATAATGGCAACCTTTCCCTCAATCACACCAACATATGGAACAACACAAACTGTTGAGCAAAAAGGGCTTGTTACAAAACTTGGTGATGGTTATGAGTTCAGAACTGTTTTTGGTTTGCCAGCAAATAAAAGACTTCATGTTGTGAATCTTACTTTCAATATTTCAGAGACTGATTCCGATACCATAGATACTTTTTTAAATGCAAGATTTGATGATCAGGCTTCTTTTGATTACACAATGACAGGAGAATCTTCTGCAAGAAAATTTAAATGTACAAGAAGATCTAAAACAATTCCATATCTAAACAGAGTAACAATGAACCTTACTTTTGAGGAGGTTGCAGAACCATAGATGGCAATACCAACCTCAGAACTACAGAGCATAAATCCATCAGCAGTTATTGAACTGTTTGAACTACAACTTATAGCGTCTATCCATGGAAGCAGCACTTTATATCGTTATCACAGTGGATCAAACCAAAATGGAAACGGTGAACTTGTTTGGCAAGGAAACACTTATGCAAGATTTCCAATAGAAGCCGAAGGTTTTGAATTTACAGGTCGAGGCCAAATCCCAAGACCTACCTTAACAGTAAGTAATATTTTATCTACACTTACAGCCGTTATTGCAACTGTAAATGCTTTCACCCCTGCCAATGATCTTAATGGTGCAAAATTAACAAGAATAAGGACTCTAGCTTCTAATCTTGATGCTGCAAATTTTTCAGGAGGATCCAACCCTTTTGGGACACCAAGTGCTGATAAGTTTCCTGATGAAATATATTTTTTAGATCGTAAAGTTTTAGAAAATAGAGAATTAATTAAATATGAATGCGTTTCTGCTCTTGATTTAACAAATGTAAGAGTTCCAAAAAGACAATTTACAAGAAAAGATTTCCCTGGTATTGGTACTTTTATTGACGCATGACTTGGAAAGATAAAGCAGCACAACACGCTAAAGATTGTCTACCTCAAGAATCTTGTGGTCTTTTAGCGATAGTAAAAGGAAAAGAAACATATTTTCCCTGTAAAAATCTAGCAAACAATCTTTGTTCTTATTTTATTATTGACCCTGATGATTGGGCTTTTGCAGAAGATAGTGGCGAACTGACTGCGATAATACATTCCCATCCTACAGGGCCAATATTTCCTTCTGAGACAGACAAAACAGCTTGTGAATATCTTGGCCTCCCTTGGTATATTTATAGCCCTGAACAGGATGATTGGCATTATTTTGAACCTACAGGATATAAACCACAACCATTATTAGGAAGAGAATGGATATGGAAAGCACAAGACTGCTGGACTCTTGTAGTAGATTATTTTAAATCACAAAATCTTAAAATTAAAGATTGGCCAAGACCAAAAGATCCAACAGAGATGCTTACTAATGGTTTATTTGAATATGCTCTCCCAAAAACTGGTCTTGTGGAAGTTACAGATGACATTCAAAAAGATGATGTACTATTGATGAGCATGGCAAAAAATACTGGTTGTCATGTTGGGGTTTATGTAGGAGAACAGATGGTTTTACATCATCAAGTCGGTAGACTAAGTTCAAGAGATTTGCTAGATGAGCAAATGTATAAATCAATTTATAAGAGGTATCGTCATGCTGAGAAAAATTAAAATTTACGGAAAATTAAGACAATTAGTTGGCAAGGCAACTTTTGAGGCTGATTTAAATAATATTGGACAGGCTTTTAGCTTTTTATGTTGTAATTATCCAGAAGTTGCAAGCCATCTACAAAATCAAGTTTATAAAGTTTATTCAGGTGACAAAGTAATTACTGATGATACTTTGTGCATGACAGGTGATGCTGAAATAAGAATTATTCCTGTTGCTTTTGGTTCAGTTGCGATAGCACCTTTTTTTGCACCATTTATTGGTAGTGCGGTCAGTGGTGTTGTTGGTGCTATCGGTGTTGGAGGAATTTTAGGATCTGCTTTGACGGCTGTTGGTACAAGTTTAATTGTTAATGGTGTAACTTCAATGCTTTCACCACAACCACAACAACAAGGACCGTCAGGCATGGAAAGAACAGATCCATCTTCCCTTGCTTCAAACTATTCATTTAGTGGGATTACCAACATTGCAAAAGCTGGAGGTGCAATTAATTTAATTTATGGAGAAACGATAGTTGGCTCAGTGACAGTTTCAAACGGTATTGATACAGTGCAAGTAAGAGGTGACGCATAATGGCTGGGATACAAGAATTTACACAACAAACAGTTTTTACTAATCCAGATCTTCCTACTGATACACTTTCATCAAAACAATTTAATACGCTTGTGGAGGCCGTAGGAGAGGGTGAAATCGAGGGCAGCGCAACAGCATCAAAGGCTGGTCTTACAAAAGGAACAGATGCCTATAATAATGCTTTTAAAAAAGATATTTTTCTTAACGGAACACAATTACTTCAAACTGCTGCAAGTAACACATCACCAGATGACAGTGACTTTAACTTTCAAGAGGTAGGTTTTGAACCTCGATTTGGTACTTCAAGCCAAACTTTTATTGGTGGCATTTCTAATATAGAAACAGAAAGCAGCGTTGGTGTTGCTGTTACAAGTGGTAATCCAATAACAAGAGCAATATCAAATACTTCTGTAAATGCTGTAAGAGTGACGGTTTCTTTTCAAAGTATTCAAACAGTAGAAGATAATGGAGAAATTACAGGTGCAAGTGCAGGGGTAAAAATTGAAATTATACAAAATGATGGAACGACAACAACACCAATTAATGACACTGTTACTGGTAGATCCACCAGCACATATTTTAGAGATTATTTAATTACTCTTCCAACAAGCACAAGTTTTCCAATAAATGTGAGGGTTTCAAGAACAACTGATGATGATACAAGTCCAATATTTTCTGCTTTTAACTGGTCAAGTATGACTGAAGTAATATTTGAACAAAATGCCTATCCAGATGTAGCACATTTAGCACTTAGGTTTAGTGCAGAAGCCTTCCCAAGAATACCCAAAAGGTCGTTCAGACTAAGAGGAATAAAGACAAAAATACCGCACAACGCAACTGTTGACATTCAAACTGGTCGTATTACATATAGTGGAACATTTAACGGCACATTTAAAGCTGCTACAGAATGGCACTCAGATCCAGCTTGGGTTTTATGGGATTTGTTGACCAATACTAGATATGGGTTATCAATTGCAGAAAGTTCCTTAGATCAATATACATTTTATAATCAATCTGTTTATAACAATGAATTGGTAGATGATGGACTTGGTGGGCAAGAAGCTAGGTTTGCAATAAATGTAAATATCACACAACAATCTGAGGCATTTAATTTAATAAATGATCTTTGTTCTGTGATGCGTGTGATGCCTTTCTATAGTGCAGGGGCAATAAATATATCAGGTGATAGGCCAACAGATCCTGTTTATTTGTTTAATTATTCCAACGTGTCAGAGGAGGGGTTTCAATATACAGGCTCTTCATTAAAAACAAGACACACCGTTGTTAATGTTGGATATTTAGATCTTGATTCAAGAGAAATAGATTATGAAACTGTAGAAGATACAACAGCAAGTGCAAAATATGGCACAGTTATAAAAACCATTCAAAGTTTTGGCTGCACAAGTCGAGGTCAAGCAGCAAGAATGGGTAAATGGTTTTTGTATAATGAACAAAATTCTGGTGAAACTTGTTCTTTTTCAATAACCCTAGAAGCTGGAACATTAGTAAGACCAGGGCAAATCATAGAAATAAGTGATCCAGTAAAAGCTGGTTCAAGAAGAGGTGGAAGGATTGCATCGGCTACAACCACTGCAATAACAGTTGACGATACGACAGACACAGATCTCGATGCAACAAATAATGCAACATTATCTGTTGTTTTGTCTGATGGGTCAGTTGAAACGAAAAATATTTCAAGTATAGATGGAGCAGTGATCACTGTTTCTTCTGCTTTTTCTTCTGCCCCAAATGCTAACAGTGTTTGGATTTTACAAAATGATACGTTACAAACAACAACGTGGAGAGTTATCAGCGTAAAAGAAAGTCAAGATCTTACATTTCAGATAACAGCCTTAGAACATAACACTGGAAAATATGCTTTTGTGGAGGATGGGGCTGCATTACCAACAAGAACAACCACTGTTTTAACTGCACTTAAAGATGCGCCTGGTAATTTATCAGCAGAAGAAAAAATTGTTGTTATTGATAATAAAGCTGTAAGTAAGATTTTTGTCAATTGGCAACGTGTTGCTGGTGTAAGCAAATATCAAGTTCAATACAGATTTAATGACGGTAATTTTATTACTCGTGATGTTTTAAGTAATACTTTTGATATCGAAAACAGTCAAAAAGGTACTTATGAATTAAGAGTATTTAGTTTTAATGCTATAGATAAACCAAGTGCAGAGCCAGCAAAAACTACTTTTATTGCTTTAGGGAAAACTGCATTACCATCTGATGTTCAAAATTTACGAATAGAACCAATATCAGACCAGTTTGTGAGATTACGTTTTGATCAATCAACCGATGTGGATGTGGTACATGGAGGAAACGTTGTGGTCAGATCATCAAACCTTACTGATGGAACTGGAACTTTTACTAATGCAGTTGATGTGATACCAGCCCTACCAGGTAATGTCAGCGAGTCGATTGTTCCAAATATTGTTTCTGGAGAATATATTTTAAAATTTAAAGATGATGGTGGTCGGTTAAGTTCTGGAGAAACATCAATAATTGTAAATAGCCCTGACCCTCTACCAAAACTTACAGTTTTAGAAGATAGGGAAGATACAGATTCACCACCATTTGCTGGAACAAAAGTAGATTGTTTTTTTAGTGATGATGTAAATGGTTTGGTGCTTGCTTCTTTGGTGACATTAGATGATGTTGCTGATTTTGATTCAATGGCTGATTTTGACTTTTTAGGTGCTGTAGATATAACAGGTGGTTCTTATAGTTTTGCAAACACACTTGATCTAGGTGGTAAGCAACCTTTGAGATTGAGAAGGCATATTGTTTCTCAAGGTTTTTACCCTAATGATCTGATAGATAAAAGATCAGCAAATATTGATACATGGACAGATTTTGACGGTGCTACTGCCTTTAATGTTGGTGCTTCTTTATTAGTTGCTACCACTGATCTTGATCCTGACTTATCAGTTTCTGCCACCTATGGACAAAGCGGAACAACTATAACAATCACAAAAAGTTCGCATGGCTATTCTGTTGGTGATTTTGTTGTGATAGATTTCACTGCTGGTAGTGCAACTGATGGAAATTATCAAATTGTTTCTGTTCCAAGTTCTTCAACATTTACAGTTACCTCTGCTACAAGCGCAACAATATCAAGTGGTACATCTTGTACTTATGGAGCAAACTTCAGTCAATTTAATCCATTTGTAAATGGAACGTTTGTTGCAAGAGGATTTAAATTTAGATGCGATATGGATTCAAACGACCCAGCACAGTCAATAGAAATAGATCAGCTAGGATATACAGCACAATTAGAAAGTAGAACAGAAACAAGCCTTGGTAATGCAGGGGCTACAAATGGTTTATTTTCCTCTGGCACTTCAACTAAGTCAGTATCCTTTATCAATACCTTCTTTACAGGCCAATCTGGAACTAGCATTGCAGCAAATAGTGTCTTACCATCAATAGGAATTACAATTGAAAATGCACAGTCAGGTGATTTCTTTGCTTTATCAAATATTACTGGAAGCGGTTTTGATATTGATGTAAAGAATGGATCAAGTCATGTTGATAGAAATTTCAAATATGCTGCAACAGGTTTTGGGCGTGGTAGTTAGTTTTAGATTAGGATATACTTAGATAAAAAATTGGATTAGGTAATGGCAACTCACGATTACGTTATAGATAACTCCACTGGAGCTAACGTCAGGGCTGATATAAACCTCGTATTACAGGCAATATTAACAAACAACAGTAGTTCTTCTGCTCCTAGCACCACAGCAGCTTATATGTGGTGGGCTGATACTACAAATGGGGTTCTAAAAATCAGAAACTCAGCAAACAATGATTGGGTAGAACTTTTACAGCTAGATGGCACGTTAACTCTTGAAGATGGCTCAAACTCCGCACCAGCACTGGCTTTTCGTGATGATTTAGACACTGGGATATATAGTTCGGCTGCTAACACTTTTAATATTGCTACTGGTGGTGTTGAAAGAATGGAATTAGGAACTATAACAGTATTTAATGAAGATGGTGCTGACGTAGATTTTAGAATTAAAGGCGATACAGATGTTAATCTATTTTATCTTGATGCTGGTAATAATCGGATTGGTATAGGTACATCAAGTCCATCACATAAATTACACGTTGTAAGTAGTGGTACAGACACAGCCTTCTTTAAAGGTAGAATTATAACATTTGATGGTGCTGCTGCTTCTGATAGTCCAAGGCTTAATTTGAGTTTAGATGGAACAGATAAAGCACAAATTCTCTTAAATAGAACTAATAGCTCTCTTGCTATAGACACTCTTACCTCTGCTCCCATAACATTTGATACTAATAGTTCAGAAGCTATGCGTATAGAAAATGGTGGTTTTAGATTTGGAAATACTACAAACATAACAGGTGAAAAATTTACAGTACAAGGGACAGGCAATTTAATGGCTGTTTATAAAAGCGATAATGTTGATAACATTGGTATGTATTTACGTCATGCTTATGCTGCCTCTGGTCAAAATGGAAAAATGATTTCATTCAGACGTAATGATGGTACAGAAGTTGGAAGCATAACCATAGGAAACGGATCAGTGACGTATAACACTAGTTCAGACTATAGATTAAAAGAAAACGAGGTTGCTATTTCTGATGGAATAACGAGACTTAAAACTTTAAAACCATATAAATTTAATTTTAAAGATGACCCAAATTATAAATATGATGGATTTTTTGCACATGAAGTTTCAACAGCAGTACCAGAGGCAGTGTATGGAGAGAAAGATGCTATTGAAGAAGATGGTTCAATAAAATCACAAAGTTTAGATCATTCAAAACTTATACCTTTACTTACTGCTGCATTACAGGAATCTGTTGCAAAAATAGAGGTATTGGAAACCAAAGTTGCAGCATTAGAAGCAGCTTAGTAAAATTGGTTAAATCTAAATAATTTTATGGCTACACCACAAGAACTTTATGACGAAACAAAAACTCGTCTTGATTTAAATATTGCAAAGCTGCAAATGCTTCAAAAAGACATACAAGAAAAACAAGCAGAAGCACAAAAGTTAATGCAACCAATAATGGAAGATCAAGGAGCATTGAAACAGCTTGAAAAACTAAGTGATGTTGTACAACCCATAGAATCAAAGTAAAATAAAACTAAACACTTTCTCTTATGGCTGTCACTTGGGATATTGTTGCTTTAGATGCAACAAAAACTGTAGGTTCTTTATCTGATGTAGTCACAACTGTTCATTGGACTGCAAGCGATTCTGAAACTGTAGGCAGTGGTGATTCTGCTGTAGTTCATAGCGGTTCTGCTTATGGCTCTGTAGGGCTTGCAGAGGCTGATTCAGGATCTTTTACTGCTTATACAGATATAACAAAAGATAATGCTATTGCATGGGCTAAAGCTGCATTAGGTTCTGATGAAGTTACATCCATTGAAACAGGTATTGCTGCACAGATAACAGAATCTAAAACACCTACTAAGACTTCGGGTGTACCATGGTCTTAGTCATATAAGACATAATCAGGTACATTGGAGCGATTGTTGGAATAATTAATAGACAAGATATAATTAAGGCATGGCTGATCGCCTTCATTACTGCATCTCTGATCATGTTTCAAAAAATCTGTAATTATCTCTCTATTCTATCTACAGTCCTTGTTTTGGGAATCCTTGGCGGTGGTTTTTTCACATATAAATATGTGACCTCTGAACAATTCAAGAATAAATTGATGAATGAGGTACTTGGTAATGTCCAGGGGCTGATGCCAAAAGTATTAGACAATAACCTTCCAGAAATAACAGGGCCATCGCTACCAATACCACCAACAATAAAATAATCAAATATATGAATCCTACTGATTGTTTTTCAGAAATTAAAACAAAGTCAAATCAATTAGCATTGTATCTTGAAAATTTAATATCTTCTCAAAATCTGTCTTGGCATGAACATTGTGGATTTGATGTAATTTTTCTTGATAGTTCTTGGATTCAAAAAGAATTAGCTTTAAAAGAAATCAATAAACTCCATCCGATCAAACAAATAGGATTATTAAAAGTTTCAAATAAATCTTGTTACCACTGGCACGTTGATGGTTTTAGGCAATCTTGTATTAACAGTTTAATTAGCAAAGACCATTATAGTCATACACTGTTTGGAGAATATAAAGATGAATTTTATCACAAAAATATTATTGAACTAAAATATAAACCTTATACATATTATTTATTTAATAACCAAAAGCAACACACAGTATTAAACTTAGATAATAAAGATCGTTATGTATTCTCTCTTTATTTTAACAAAGAAACGTCTTATGAAATTTTAAGAGAAAAATTAAAGAGTCTCTTGGTTAAATGATTTTTAGATTTTTTAAAAAATTAATAAAATATTATATTGATAAACTTGTGTCCTGGGTAAGAATAAAAAAACTACAGCTTGAATTAGATGATGAGATAAAAAAATATCATGATGATATGGATGCAAAAATAACAAAACCTAAAATTGTTGAAAAAGGCAAATTTGGTGAAGATGGTTGGTCTATTTCTATAGGAGATATAGAAGATGGAGATTCATGAAATAGTCATACCTAAAATCCCACAGATAAATGTAAACACTTATATTTCCACTCCTTTACCTGTTTTAAATGTACCTTTACCAAATATAGATCTTCCTGGATGCGTCAAGACCCATAGAGATGCCTCAGTTAAAAATACACAGATAATAGAAGATGATGTGAATGGAGCTTTTTATAGTTGCCCTGAAGGTAAGATTCCCTCTTTTGTTCCAATAAATTATGACAGGAAAAAAATTGAAATTGTAGAGCAAAAACAAGAAAGCCCTCCGAGTACACCTGATATTCCAGAAGCAAAACAACCTGAAATACCTGATATTCCTAAAGAAAAAGAAACGATAAAACTAGAACCTTGCCCTGGTAAAAACAATCAAAGGGTTGGAGATTTTCGTAACGAAAAACGCTTGGAACGTGTCATCGGCCATAAAAGAGGCGATGATGGGGTTGAATGTATAACGCTTTATGAGGATGTCCCGTTTAAGGATCAGTACATTCCAGAAGTTTCTACTGTTGTATCTACTGCTGTTATTGGCTTGGTCGCTGCCAGTTCTCCACTTTTACTTAATGTCATTAAACCATTAGTCAAAAATATATTTAAAAAATTGACTTCAAAGAAAAAAAATGACTAATATTAAAGTGGTGGTCTAAGTAGGTAGGTTTTCATTGTTTCCTATCTACTTTTCTTTTAATATTTTGTGAGTGTGAGGCAATACCTGATTAGCCTTTGGCACTAAATAAACATCTTTACAAATATTGTAAAAAGGGCTATCCGTAGTCAGCATTATGCCCTCCTGTTTTAATTTTCCACATTCACGGATTCGGGCTATCTGCCAATCTAATCGTTTATTCTCCAACACTTGTTTTTGTATATTTATCTGTGTATCAGCAGCAGATTTACATTGATTCTGAAATCCTCTATCTAACGGAATACTAAAGGTAGCTGATATTCCAAAGTTTAAAGCATAACTATCTTTATTCGTTCCAGAATAATTCTTCTGCTGATAAAGAATATCCCCTGGGTTATCTGGTGTACCATCTGGAATTGGGTTGCCTTCATCATCAAAATCACCCACTAAGTCTGTTGGATCGTACACGGGTGTTTCATAAAAATCCCGATAAGGCTTACGATAATTTGCTCCAAATGTAGTAAAAGGACTGATAGATAAAGTTGGCCCTTGGCATACAATATTCCCACCATACTGATTAGTTGTCATATTTCCCGTAAGCGTTTGTACAGCCATATTTGTGACGCTTCCGTTGTTTGACTGACTTACTGCATTAGCTAAAACCTGCGTGGGAGATAGCAGAATTACTGAGAGAACACTGAGGTACTTGTGACTACGCTTTCCGACTCTATATTTCTTTGGATCGTTGTTACGTTTGATATTCCACCTGGGCCACGATAAGTTTCTGTGAACTGAAATGGATTCCCAGAAGTTGAATCGCTTAATGTGAACTGAGGTTTGTTTGCTGTTGATAAATCTAGTCCTGTCCATGTTTGACTTTGACCATTTACTGTCCCATTAACATCCGTTGTATTTGGAGCGACTGATCCATCGGTTGAGATTCCCATTCCAGTAACAGTGTACTCATAAGAATCACCGTGATAATCTGTAGAAGTAATAGTCTCACTGATTGAGGTTGTTGTATTTGTGGTACTGCTAAGAGTTCCAGTTGTGAAATTTGGTACAACAGGCTGTGATTTAACAGGTATGGCATACAACAAAAGCAGCAATAAGAGCTTTTTCATAAATCATCTTATAGTTAACTCCGTTACAAATTGTCCTGTAACAGTAGAACCTGCCCCACCTTCGCTTAATCCTGTGATCCCGTGACCTGATGTGATAGATCCAGCAAAACCATCTCCACTTCCAGCTACAGTTGAAATTACACTACCAAAGTTGGGGACTGTTCCAGCAGTAATATTGCTGTTACTGCTTGGAATAGCGTCTGGTGCTGTAAATGACTCTGATAATGACCATGTGCTGGCACAGTTAGCAGGGGTTTCTCCACAGCCATTTATAGAATAATCTCCAGCATTAAGAGTAACTGCACCATCACTATTTACAGTTAAACCTCCGATCTGATCGTTTGAATCACTTGTCCCAATATTGCTGCCAGAAGCACTATATGACGCACCAATCCGTGTTGCCTGTGTCATAGCAGCGTCAACTTTTACACTAACGCTAGATGTAAATTTTGAAGTTATATCAGCATAAGCTGGTGCTGATATGAGGAGTAATAACGAAAGTAGCTTTTTCATTTTTTAGGTTTTGGGTCGATTACTTCAGCACCTTCTATTTTAATAGGTGTTATTACCCTTATAGTCTGAACCATACCATCTTCCATTGCAACTTTATCGTCTTTCTTACTACTTTTCTTAGATCCTTCAAGGCCGAATGTAGCAAGTGCTCCCGTCAAAAGCGAAGCAGGAAACGTAATATCTTTTGGTTCTGAACTATATCCTGGAATTGATATATAGTT